GCATTACCCATATCAGGATAGATTTGTGTTTGGTTACCTACTGATTGATAGTATTGTGGTATTTGATTAGAATATGATATTAAATAGTTTTGCATTCTTGTTGCGTAGTAATCAGCATTGTTCATAGATTTTTGTAAAAGGTAATCTACTTCGTTTTTGCTTACTGATTTTGCAGTTTCAGTTTCATGCTTTACTGCACCTTCACTTTTGAATTGCACCCCACTAAATGGAAGATATTCCACTACAGCGTACCAAATTAAAGTTGGTTTGATGTGTTCTTTCATTAAGTCTTGATAATATACATCCAATTGGTTGAATGTACCTGCTTCAATTCTAGCTTGAAGAAAATCAAATAGTACAGTACCTAATAAGTTTAGGATGTACTTATCTTGCGCAGTTCTTACAAAGCTTAATAAGCGGTCTGCATCAATAGAACCCTGTAAAGGAGTGTTCTTAATAATATCGTTTCTTGTTATAAATAAAGCGTACGCCATATCTTTTTATAATTTATATGTTACAAAGTTTTTAGAGAAATTAGGATTACTTCTACTATATTCAGCAAAATTTTCAGTTTCTATATTCTCATCAACTGCTGATGGATTTCCTTCAACTTCTGCAGTGTTTTCAGCCTGTTCGTTAATCTCATCCTGTACTTGTTCGGTTGATTGACCAGTTTCTTCTGCAGTTTGTGAAAGAATTACCAATGGAGTTAATTGTTCAAAATAAAGTTGAGAATCTTCGTATCCACCTTTATCAAATGCTTCAGCTAAGAAGTTAATGATTAAGTTTTGGAATGGAGTAATCGTCATTGTTTGAAGAATAGAATAAGCTGTTTTCATTTCTTCTGATTGTGAACTAAATCCATTAGATACAGTTCTGATACCAAACAATAATGGAGATGTTACTCTATGTGCTACAAGGATTCTATCTTGCGCGTATTCTGCAACGTATTTTGTTTTATCATGCAGATTATCAGTTTGTATTACATCTACTGTTGGTTTTCTTTCAGGATCATCATTAAATGTTACGATGAATCTGCCGGCATTACGAGTACCTGTAAACTTTTGTTCAATTAAATCTTCAATTGTATCTCTTTCTTCAGGTGCTGGAATACCATTATTCATATTCAACATCACAACAGGTAAGAATCCATTCTCAATGTTGTTGATGTGTAGATTAGATAATTCAGCTTCTACAAAAGATAATTGTAAAGCAGGAATCCAATCAGGCAGTGAATAGTAATATTTGCCTGGTGAGTAGTTCTTAATCCAAAGAATTTCAGTTTTATCTTTTGAAGTACCAAACGCAGGTATTTTCTTCTTGTATCTTTGTGCTTTATGGTCACTCCAATCTGTGCAATAATAGAAGTTTTCAATTTTCGGTTTGTCATATAATTTCTCTGCTCTAAAGTTTTGTACTGGAGAGTGATACATTTTTATAATCTTTGTATGTTCATCATTCCAATATACTTGAAAGGCTGCATTACCATATAATTTTAGGTCAAATGCTACACGCTTCATTTCTTCTTGTGGAAGTATCTTTCCCAATGTATCTGCAAATGCTTGATTCTTTGTGAAAATACCTTTACCATATATTAGGTCAGCAATACCTTCAACACACGCTGCATTTGTTGTAGAGTTATTGTAAGCATCAGTTACGTTCTGAAAGAAATCATCAGGTCCTATAACACCAACAGGTACCCATTGGTAACGTGTTTTGGTATCTTCAGTAATTACTGGGATTTCTTGTTGTGCTAAATTTACAACACTTAAATTTTGATTTAATCTCATATTAGTCTAAAATTATATATTCATTATCCGTCACATTACTTACATAAACATTCTCCAATGGAATCTGATTTACATAAGATGCTTTATTGATTGATTGAGATGTGAACACATTAATACTGCCATGCCATATTGAACAAGTTGTATCAGTTATATAAGCACGATATTCACTTCCTACACTCGCTGATACTAATGTTTTTACTTGCGAAGCAGTGAATTGTAATTGGGATTCATAAGCATTATAGGTATATCCTGATAATGATGCTGATGTGTTTTCCAAAGTAATCATATCTTGCATATACAAAGTAAGATTAGAACTTCCTGTAGGTTGTACTCGGAATGTCCATAGGTTACTTCCAGATGAATAGTATGTAAGCATTATCTCGTCTTTATTTTATTATTTAACAATTTTACTTACGGTTATAGTAATGAGCATAAAAAAAGGGTAACACTCTGTGCTACCCTTTTAATTATTTCTTCTATACTGATTAGGAATTTGTTCCTTTTACAATAGTTGGAGGATTAGTTACAGAACCGAATGGGTTACCGTAAGTAGAACCAGATACGAATGGAGCTGGGAATTGTTCTTGTCCAGTGAAAGTTACTGAATAACCATAAAGGTCACCCAATGCTGCACCAGTCTGAATAGTACCACCTGTTACATCTGCACCTTCTCTTTGTCCTACCAATAGGGTATCACCCGCCATTGTGTGAACGAAGATTTGAGGTCTACCATAAGCCATCAACTTTAATTGAGTTGTCATCTCGTTAGTTAATTTCTTAAGATTTAATACTAATTCTTGTGAGAAGAAAGTAGTACCATTATCTCTTGAAGAGTTAACTGTTTCAGTATAGCTAGAATTTCCTTTAAGGTCATACTCATACACTGTTAAGCCAGTTGGGAATGATTCAATCAATGCATCTGCATCTGCTTGAGATGAAGAGCCGAATGAACTTGTATAGTTACAGAAATATACTGCTGCTATACCACCTACTGAATCTTTACAAGGTTCTTGTCTACCTTTGTCTAAATTACACGGCATATCTTTTAGTTTTTTAAGTTAATTTTTTTTGTTTTCTAACATATTAAGAGTGAGGGAAGGAATCGCAGTACCTTCCCATTATTCACTCAAATATATTAATAGTTCTTATGGATTGCGATGTCATTACCGATACCGAATTGGGTACCAGCTGTGTATCTCATAATGATTCTGTAGTTTTGAGAACCATCTAAATTAGCCATATCTAATACTCTTACTTCGTTATGGTCACTCAATAAACCTGTACCGAAGTATAAGTTTGATTTTTGTGCTGCTACCATAGCAGAAGCTGCAAGACCAGGACAAAATGCTAATTCAATTCCTTGGAAGTTCAATGGTTTTTCACCTACGTTCATTTGGTTGTTCCAACCATTTGCACCTGCAGTTCCGCCAGAAAGAGCTTGTTGGTAAGCCTTTACAACGTTAGTTGGTACATAGATTAAAACATCTTCTTTACCATATACAGTGTTAGGGATTGCATTTACTAATGCATCTAATGCTGATAATACGTTTGCAGAAGTGATAGATCCTGAAACAGATGAAGTTACAGGAGCAGTTACGCCACCTGCTACAACTGAAGAAGACAATGCGGTATAGATACCTTGGAATTGTCCGTTAGTTGCTGCAGTTCCTCTCCAGATGCTTTCTTCAGTAGCTTGTGCTACTTTACCAGCAACGTAAGAGATTAAGAAATCGTTGAAATCTTTTGGAATTTCATCAAAAGCTGAATAGCCTAATTGAAGTGCTTCCCAAGATGCTACGAAATCTTGCTTACATAATTCAAGGTTAACTTGAAGTTCTTTTGGTTCTAATATTCTTTCTGCAAGAGCTACTGTACCAGAAGTTGTGAAGTTACATGATGCATCGTTTACGATTGAATCAACTGCAACTGATTGGATTACACTCTTATACTTCACATTCGGCATGATTGTGATGTATTGGTTGTCCAATGTTTTAGCTGATAACAACGCTGCTGCAATGTACTTACCTGCGAATTCACCAGCATATGTGTTCTGTGTGAATGAAGGTTGTGTGAAATTTTGTTGTTTTCTCATTGTTAAATGATTTTAAATTATTTATTATATAGTCTTGATAGAACTGATGATTGGTAGTTACCAATTTTACCAGCTTTACCAAATTTAACTCCTAATGGTTTTTGTGCATTTTCATCAATTGGTGCACCATCCAATTTTGGAAGTTCATCTTCTTCATCCTCGTCAGGTTCTACAGCTGCCATCTTTTCATCAGCTTTGTAACCAGGATCACCAGGTAAAGGTTGAGTTTTAACTTCATCAGCTTTTCCACCTTCTTTAATGGTTTCCATCTGATTGTATTTCTTTTCCAATTCTTCAATACGATATTGTAATTTAGTTATTACAGATTTCATATCTTCATCTTCAGAAATTGGTTCTGCAGTTTCTTCAGTATCAACTTCTTCGTCATCGCCCATGTCACCACCTGCGATAGATTCCATTTTAACTTCTTCTTCTGCTGGAGCTTCTAACTCCACGTTTTCTCTTTCAGTAATTTTACCATCTTTGGTAATTACTTTGATTCTTACTTCGTTCCCTTCAGAATCTTTTAGAACTACTTCGTGCTCACCATCTGGTGCTGCAGTCTTAGTTCCATCTTCAGATACAACATCTACTGATTCGCCTACATCAAATGTTGGAGATTCTAAGATTGTACCATCAGCTAATTTTGCGTATGTAAATTCTACTTCTTCCTTAACCAAAGCTAGGGTAGTTAGAATCTTCTTTAATACTTCTGTTGCGTTCATAGTTTTTGTATTTAGTTATTTAACAATTATATATAAAAATATAGTAATTTTTTAGTAAGGAAGGTATTGTATTGTAGAATTGCTTCCAGTAATATAATGTACAGTGTAATCAGAACCTGATACAGATGGTACTATATAATCTGTATATCCATTTTGAATAGTA